TTTGTAAATATGCTTGTTTTGCTTTTATATATGCGTTTTCTTTATGAGAAAATATATTTAGATAAGCATTTACATAATCATTAAAATTCTTTTTTGCAAATAATTTAGAACCTATTATGTATTTATTAGTTTTATTTTTAATATCAGTGTTCCATCCCCATTCTATTACAACTTTAGTAGCAGGTCTTAAAAAAAACAATTCAAACATTTCCAATTGCTTTAAACTAAATACTTTTATTTGTAATTGTGCAGTCTTTAATGTATTATTATTACCATCAGTATCCAACTCCATTGATGTTATAATTGGAGTAGATATTCTTCTATTTGTTTCATCTACAACTTCTATTGGTTTTCCATTTAAGTCATAACCAACAATTGTTTTGCCAGTTTGGTATAGATTTTTTATATCAGTAGTATTTGCAACCACACATCCACAAAAAGCATTTATATAATCTTTCTGTTTTATTATCTGTTCGGCTGATTTTCCGTTGTTTGTTACTACGGTAGCAGAACTCAACATGATAAATGGTGATAGAGAATTTACATAACTAATATCATTTTCTCTTTCTGTTAATTTTTTTACTATACCCGGTTTTAAAGGGGCTAAAAATGGAAATCCCATAACTTTATTTATTTATTTTTTCTAAATCACTTAATACCGTAGATATATTACCTGGAATTCTTAATTGAGTTCCTGGATTAATAAAAAACGATGCTTCATTTAGATTGTTTGCAACTGCTATTACCCACCACAATGCTTTATCTCCAAAATATTTAGAAGCGAGTATATCCAATCTATCAGATGCTTCTGAAATAATATAAAAATCATTATCAGACGGTTTTATTTTCGGATATATAGTACTACTTATATACTGTTTTTTAGTATCTTTAGTTGATAAGGTTTTGGAATACAAATATCTACTTGCCATTATTCTTTTGTTTCGTTTATTTTGCTTGCATTGGGACTTCCATCAAAATTATATTTGTATTTAGTAATACCACCTGCAGTGGTTTCGGTTTTATGATTTTCAATAATTTTCATACCAATTTGTACATCTATTACAGATGGATATAAGGTATTGGCAAGATTTGATAAAAGACCGCTGAATGCAGTACTTCCAGACGTACCACCATTAGGGTTACTATTAGGCCATACGGTATTGTCATCTATTTCAAATGATAAACTTTCTATATACCCATATACATTTTTATACATATCACCAATTGTTAAGTAAATTAAATTTGGAGAAAATGCGTATTGTGATGTTTGAGTATCTCCTCCGTATTTCATTTCTGAAATTTCTTCATAAGGAAATGCCAATGATTTAAGATAATTTACCTTTTTTATCATTACACCTTTTTCTTTAACGGTTGTGTAATATAATTTTAAAGTAAATTGTAAAGTGCGTTCCACTCCCAAATATCTATTCACTTTAAATGGTGAACCTAAATATCTAAAATTTGTCCATTCTGGACTTATATTTTCAGATAATCCTGTTACAGCTCCTGCAAATGGAATTATTGATTTGTTTCCTTCTTTTCTGAATAATACCCAAATTTGATTTACATCTCTATGATTCAGTATATCAGTAGTTAATTTTGATTCATCATCATATTTTTCCGTTTGGTTGATAAAATTATTTGCACCATCCCATCCAGCTTTTTCAACTGGATTTCTCTCTTCGGTTTTAACTTCTATTGAAAATAAATCAGTAATGGTTTTATCTCCTACTGTAGTGTTGTTGTAAATTTGTTTATACTTTGAAAATTTTGTATCTTCTCCCATAGTTTTACCTCCCAGTTGAGTTCTTCCAAATTGGGGTGCAAATCCTTGAGGTTTTCCATTATTTCCTTTTAATTTTGTTGCTAATTTTTTTAAATCTTTTGCTGAACCAAATTTGTTTAATCCTTGTTGTACCACTAAAGCTGCAGCGGATGCAGGAGATTGTCCATCCAATAATCTCTTAATAATTGAATTGGGTGCAGGTGTATCTTTTACATAATATGCTCTATCAGCATCTACTGCGTTTCTTAATTGAGCTTGAGTTAATGCAATGAGTGTTAATGGTTTCGCAAAAGGAGCTTCACTTCTGAATATAGTATCTGATGGTCTATTTGCAAACCCACCTAAAGCACCTCCAACTTGATTTCCAATTGCATCTGCTACCTTACTAGGAGATGATGTTAATAATGCGGCACTACGGGCTACATCAATAAATCCTTTACTTTCAATTCGGATTTCTCCTAATTTTCCATAAAGGTCTTTTTTCTGTGATTTGAAAAGGTCTCTAATTTGTGCCATCTATAGTTCCGTATTTACTATAAATATCTCTAATGTAAATTTATAGGAATTATTAAGTTCTAGCTACTCCGTAAGTCTTGTTATTAATATCAAATAGTTTTTTGCTCAAAACTTTACCATCCAATGAAAATTCTTTGCCCGCAGCAGTAGTGGTTGCCCATGCTATTTCTTCTAATAATGCAGCACTAGCTCCAAGTAACGCTACCATTTTGCTTTGTGCATTTCCAGTATATGTCATCTCTTTCTCCATTGCAGCTTGGTGTGCAGCGGATTCTTTTGCTACTTTGGTATTCGCAGTGGTAGCCACTACAACTTCTTTATTAGCTTCTACTGCTGCTGCTTTTTGTTGTTCAACTGCTACTGATTTTTGAACAAGACCTTTTTCCTCGGCCATTTTTTCTAATGGTGTACCCTTAACTGCCTCACTTATATCCGGTAAATCCATTTTACCCAACCCTAGTTGCTCTCCTATCCAAGAATCAGCTATACCATTCCAAAATGTTGCAAATGCAAAATGAAGCATTGTGAATGCATCTTTAAATGGAGAAAATATACCAGATAGCATATCCAAAAATCCGTTTGACAACGTATCCCACGCTCCTTGAAAATCTCCACTTAACAATTGACCAAATGCACCTACTATATCAAATAAAAATCCAAATATAGAAAGTAAAGCAGTGAAAGGTTGCATTAATGTAGTACCAACATATTCGGCCATCATTGAGAATATAGACCCCAGTCCTTCATCAAATCCAATTGATTTTAAAAAATTATCCACATTCTCAATTACAGGCCTGAACGCATCACCTATGGCAGAAAATTTCTCACCAACACTATCCCACAATTTGCCAAAGTTTTCAGATACACCTGGTGCGTAATCATTTATCCATCCACCCAACGTATCTCCCAAAAATCCACCAACCATCATACCCAATGGTCCACCAAATGCAGCTCCCAATGCTGCTCCACCTGCTGCTAATCCACCTTGTAAAAGAGCAGCACCGGCTGCTTCACCCGTTGAACCACCTTCTTCTTTTTTCTCCATAAAAGCCATACCACCAGAAAGTAATCCACCTGCTGCGCTACCACCTACTTTGGCCACCTTTGACATTGGACCTGTCAAACTTTTCATAATTCCACCACCTCCGGCGCCGCCAGTTCCACCTCCACCTGGCATCATCTTTTTAAAAATATCCGGTAAAAAGTTACCAAGCATTCCTCCAAGACCCGCAGCTATTGCTCCACCTAAATTTTCGCTAAACATTCTTTCTATATCCAATTGAGCCAAATCGGTTAGATATTGCTTATATGCATCAGAACTTTTAAGAGTAACATCTTTTATTGCAGATAAAGCAGCATCTTGAACTGCTTTTTGTCCAGAAATCAGTGCTTCTTGAGTTGCCAATGCAGCTGCTGAATTTTGTTTTAATGCTAAAAAGGCCTCATTCGATGCTTTGGCACTTTTTTCTTCCAACGTACCCACTGTTCCAACTCCTTCTTGGAATCCAGGAGTTGCTATTTTTTTTAATGTATTTAAATCCATTCCACCAGTTGCTTGTTGCAATTGTTGTTGTTGGAACATATTCATTTGGGAAGGGTCTAATCCTTGAGCCCGTAATGATTCCAATGCACCTTCGGTATCACCACTTGCAAATTTAGCTCTAACTTGAGATAAATCTACATTCTTACCCAACATCGCTGATAAACTCATTTCGGCTTTGATACTATCTTTATAGTTCAACACCATATCTTGCCCAGCTTTAGCTACTTCATTGAAACTAACACCTAATGATTTTGCATAAACTACTTGTCTAGCTAATGCGTTACCACTTTGTATTTGATAACTTAATGCCATTTCAGATGCAGATGCAACTTCATTCATTATATCACCAACATTTAATCCAGCCTGGTCTGCCATTGCTCTAGTACCTTCCGCCATATTTAATGCAGTACCAGCCGATACTCCATCTAATAATTTAAATGCCTGTTGTACGTTTGCAAGATTATCAACCGATATACCACTTCTTTCAGAAAATATAGCCATATCGGCTGCTAATTTTGTAGAACCACTACCAGATTTCGATGCTGCAGCGGTAGCGGTTGCAATTGTTTCCGCTGATATTCCTGCTAATTGTAATTGAGATGCAGCGTATCCTACACTACCCAATCCTTTACCAAAAAGTGCGGTTTTTGATGCTGCGTTAAATTGAGCAGCCATACTTTGTAATTGGAAGCCAAAATCCGAAGCGGCTTGTTCTGCGGCAAATGCTAATTCATTTTGAGCTGTAGCTACAGCAAATGCACCATCAATTTGAGCTTGTTTTACATCATTTGCTGATTTAACACTAGCTTTGGTTCCAGCCCCAAAATAATCATACGCCAATTTTCCAGCTGCTGCTCCTAATGCAGCCAATGCTGCTTTACCCAATTTACCCTCATTAACAATCCCTCCTAACGCATTACTAAATTCTTTAGCCAACGGAATACCACTACTTCCTAATTGGTCTATTGCTCCATTCATAGTATCTAATGCTGCGGTACTTCTTTCTGCAGCGTTTACAAAGGATTCCACTTCCGCCCTACCCTCTATAAATGTCTTTACCAAATCTTTACCCGCTTGAGTACTGGTATCTATTGCAGATAATAGGTCATCAAATGATTTTACAGATTGTTTTACTATCTCATTATATTCTTGTTGTGATATTCTACCATTTTGTAAATTACTAGCTGCAGTTGCTATTGAAGTATTCATTTCAGCGTATGCTTTACCCGCTGCATCGATATGTTTTAGTTGTCTATCATCAAACGTACCTGATTCAACTGCAGCTGCTACACTTCTTAATGTATTTTTTGCAGCATCTAATTTAGTATTAAATGTGTTTTGTAAAGCGGAATTGTTTTGGAGTGTATTTCCGATACTAGATAATGTATCATCTATGGAATCAAAATTTGTTAAATTCTCCTTTGTTAGTTTTTTGAGAGAATTTAAAACAGCCAACTCTTCACGATTTGCTCGGAGAATTAATTCGTGCTGCGCTATTCTACTTTCTAAATTTGTCCTTTCTTCTCCAGACGCAGTAGCGGCAGCTCTATTCATTTCGAGAATACGAGCATTAACGAGTTCGATTTCTCGAAGTAACGCTAATCTATCCTGTTGGTCCTGATTGGGTGTTGACATTTAATATATAAATTACTTTATACCGTATTTTTTTTGAAAATCATCAAGATGTTTAGTATCTCCTCCTCCATACTTCATCATCATGTGCCTATTCCAATCAGTACTTTTAGAAATTTTATCATCATAATCTTTCCAAATATCCGCAAGTTCTGGACTTTTATCTCTTAATGATGATAACCACTCACTTTCTTTTCCATCGGATTTAGCTCGAAAAAAACTTTTGAAAAATCCCATTAAACCGGCTTCTGTTATTTTTATTTTTTTAGACATGATAGTTCTATTATTTATTCTTATATAAATATCATCTTCTTCTTATTTTAGAAGAATTATTTGATTGAGATTTACTTGTAGCTTTATTCATTGCTTCACTTTCACTTTCTTTTGCTTTCAATAATTCTCTCCAATAGAACTCCCGTAATTTAATGGGCATAAAATATACATCATGCCAATTAAATCCACCATTAGCATAATAAACCATTTGAAATAGTTTTTGATGTAATACTATGGAATAATTACTCGGAAGGGTAAAAAAAGTCGACCCCGAATGGGATACGAAGAACCTCCTTTTCTCCTGTAAAAGGTGATTCGTAATCAAATTTTAAATCTAAATCTGGACTAATTTTACCAATCTCTTTTCTCAATGTTTTGGAATCTCCTGCTAATAATCTATTTGTAACAAAGTTACTAATATATCCTAAATCCCTATTACCATCTACTTCTGTAATAATTCTTCTGTATCTGGATGTGATTTCATTACTTCCCTTTGTAGTTTTTTGTAAAGCTTCTATATCTTTATTTATTGCAAGTTCATCACCATGTGTTAATAATCTAAACTTTATAGGAGTTTTAGAAATAGGTAACGTATAATCATATTCATTATGTCTTGATAGTAAACTTTCGTCAATTTCTTTGATTTGAATTTTTAATAAATCTACTACTACCTTTACAGGTTCATTTTCGTTAGGGTCATTAATTGTAACTTCATATTCAGGTCCGAACGCTAACACTCTGGATGATATCAAAATAGCATTTTTATCACCTATTAATAAATCATGTACATTTACTCCAGGTTCAACTACTACTGATTCTAAAAGTTTATCTAAATGTATTCCTTTTTTAACTAAATTAGGAGAAGTAAGGATATCCTCTTCCTTTGCCGTCATTAATTTAATCGTAATTTCTCCTTTAGCCAATGGGGATGATTCTGGATAACACAATCCTTTAGATGGTAAACTGATAACCTCCGTTGGGAATGGATAATTTTTTTGCTCATGAGAAGGCGTTGCACCTAATCCTCTAGTAACCTGTTGTTCTACGTTTTGTTGTTCCATAAATAATAACATTTTGTTTAATTATAAGTATATATAAAACAAAAAAATGGAATGTATTTCTACACTCCATTTTAGTTATTTTAAAGTTTACAATTAAAGATTAGTATTCAAGAATTGCGTAATCATAAGTTAAAGTTAATTCTATCGATAGTGGGTCGTTTGAAGCCCAATCCAATTCACCAAAGTTTGCCGAAGTAATGAATGCTCCTTTAAGAGTCCATTGTTCTACTTTATCACCAACTGGACCTAATAAGAAGAAATTGATATCTTTCTTATAAAAAGCTGCATACCCATCTCTACCTGTCAATGATTCATGTGAACTTCTAACCCACTCCATAACTTGTTGTGCTCCAGATGGAACAATTGGGTCATAAAGAGATATAGTTATATCATCCCAAGTTGATTTTCCCTTTATCTTACGCTTTACGTTGATATGGTCTAATTCAACTATTTCCGAAGTAAATGTTGGTCTACTTGCAGTTTTGATGATGTATGATTCAATACCATTGATTTCCATAATAAATCTATTCCCCAATTTGGGTTCAAAATTTCTGTAGAACATCTTGTCAAACTCTAATATTTCTGGCATTTGTGTATATATTTAATGTTTATTACTTATAAATATTGTTTTTTAAAATTATCCGCTAAAACTTGCTCCAGTTGGTAAAATGTTGAAATCAATTTGAATGAATTCAGCAGTTTTAGTTGGTTGTAAGAAGATAGCTCCTGCTAATATGTTTCTATCAATCACATCAGGTGTGTTGTTAGTATCATCCATTACAACTCTGAATGCGTAAAGTCCTTGTCTTTGTTGGATACTATCCAAATATGGATTAACGATGTTTAAGAATCGATTTCTAGTTTCAGAAGTATTTTGTTCAAACACTAAATATCTAGATGAAGATGCAATAAACTTTCTAACAGTCAACAACAATCTTCTTACGTTGATTCTATCCAATGCAGATGGTCTATCTTGCAATGTTTTTTGTCCGAATACTACGATACCTTGTCCAGGGAACTGAACGATTGGGTTTACTTTGTTTTCGTATAGTTCATCCTTTTCAGATTGTGTTAATCTGTTCAACAAACTAACTGCTCCTACTAAACCACCTCTATTCAAACCTGCTGGTGCGAACCATTCTGCTGCTACTCTATCGTTTGCTGCGAATACGCCAGGTAATAATACTGATGGTGGGATTGTGATTAGTTTGTTTGTATTAACATCAATAGTCTTAACCCAAGGATAGTAAGTTGCTACCATATTTGAATCAATTGCCGAAGCTTGAGCGGTTGCTAATGAAATTGAATCATTATACGCAGTTGTATCTAAAATGTAGAAACAATCATTTCGTTGTTCAACCATATCCAATACTGAAGTTGCTACTGATGGGTGTAATCTTCTAATAACACCAGGAGTTACTACCATATTGATATCAAACTCGTCAACATTTGATAATGCTGCGATATGTTTAGCGTATGCTACAGAACCACTAGCAGTTACCGTTGATAAATTAAATCCTTGTGAATTACCTGCCAAAATATCTGCTCCAGTCAATATTGGAGTTGCAGGGTTCATACCATCAAATCCTTCTTGGAATGCTACAACGAATTGTGCTAAAGAAGAACCTACTGATAATGTACCACCATTTGCCACATCTAATCCAAATACAGAGTTAGAACCTACACCTGCTCCTGTCGGAATTGGCTTTAAGTAAATTACGTTATCAGTATTGTTATCCAAATCTATACCACCATATTGTGCTACTGATGAAGTTAGGAATGATACAGATGGAATCAATGCTCCAACTGCTGCTGATGCAGATACTGGCAAAGTATATGCTGCGTGTCCGAATGGTACTGCTTGTACAGGAGCGGATGTGTTTAAGTTTGCAACTCTAACATATTTTGAGTTATTTACCCAATCACCGCTTTCAGTAATTTTACCTAATTCATCAATTGATAATTTTCTATCACCAATTACTCTACTGATATAGTTAGGAGAATTTGGGTCTAAATTTACATTAGAATAAGTTTCTAATACTACTTTCTTTTTATTTGTATCAGCAAACTCTCTCACAACTACAGTAAATGTACCATAATCAGTACCGCTTACCGAACCTGCTGCTTTAATATTAGTGATACCAATTTTAACTTTAGTATTTGCTGCGTTTCCAGCACCAATTGTTTCGAATTGGAATAAGTTATATCTATCACCAGAGATTAATTGAGAGTTAATCATTGGTGTTAATGCTTCTTGTGCATCGAATGTAAAGAGTTGGTCACCCAATACGGTTACTGAAGAAGATGCACTGGAATTAAATGTTATAGATGAGTTTTTGAAAAATCCATACACATAAGGGTCTTTAGAACCAAATGCAGATGTTCCAAATACTGCCTCAATATCGTTTGTATCGGTTACATCCAAAGAAGCAGATACGTTTAATCCACTACCTCTTAATACGAAATCACCTGCTCCTGCATTAGAAGAAGTTAATTGTGCGTCTGCAAAACCTCCGTTTGCACTTCCTGATGTATTGAATAGAATACCTAATGATGCTGATACTGCTCCTGAAGTTGCGGTTAACAATAATGGAGCGGTTTCGGTATATCCACCAACACCCCCAACTCTACAAATTGTAGCAGTTCCTGCTTCTCTTAAATAATTTTGTACTGCTAATGGAGTGAGGTATGTACCATCTGCTACTCCAAATAGTCTTTCAAATTCTGCTTGTGAATTTACGATTGTAGGTACTAATGGTCCTTCTTTAAAAGGTCCAATAAATGCTGCACCAATATCTGCTACCCCTTGTTGTAAGAATGAAAGGTCGTTTTCTTTAGTAAATACACCTGGTGATACTATTTTGTCTGCCATTTTATATGCTAATTTAAAATTTTTATTATCTTAATATAAATATTAAAATTATTTTCAAAACAACAAATTACTATTTGTATGTTGGAGAAAAATAATCATATACTTGTCCTACCGATGTTGCGTTTTGCAATGTGTTGTAGAATAATACAGGTCCGATTTGTCCATTCCAGAATGTTGTTCTACCACTATTACATCCAATTGTTAAGAAGTTAGTAGATGATGGTGCCGTAAATGCTGATGCAGTAAATGTTCCTACTGAAGTTTTATCTACATAAACTGTCACCGTTCCCGATGGTTGGAATGTTGCAGAAATCATATACCATACGTTTGATGATAATGATGTTGTTAATTGTGCACTATTTCCTAATGTACTACCATAGAATTTTACTCTATTCAAAGTAGAACTATCAGATGATTCAATTGCTAAACCATAAAATCCAGCGTAATCAAAAATATGTCGTGATGCTACACCCAATGTTGTTGTAGGTCTAACCCATACGTGAATTGTACCAGTATTAGTATTGAATTGAGAATACCCCCCATTGATGTTGGTAGTAGTATCTTTGTACCAAAATTGGTTTGTACCATTTCCTGCGAAATATTTATCTTTTCTTGTTGCTCCGTTATTATATGATGGGTTACCACCAGTAATACCAGCTGCGTTTGCAACACCCGCAGGTCTAACACCCGTATTATATCCACTTAAATCCAACCAATCGGTTG